TTACCGAAGCAGGATGCTTGGCAATCTCTGGATGGCAATGGGCTTGAAGGTAATACCAACCGTAACCTGGGCAGACCAAAGGTCTTTTGATTTTTGCTTTCAGGGAATAAAGAAAGGATCTGCCGTGGCCGTAAGTAACATTGGCATCAGAAGTACTCAGGAGACATTATACTTTGATGCAGGGTATTATAAAATGATTGAGGTAATACAACCAAGTCAAATCTTGTTTATGTCTCAAGAAAAAACAAGAAATTTGTACTCAGATAGTAAGGTAGTTTTTATAGATTCGTTTTTTACAAAAAGAAGAAAATCATGGGAGGCAGAGGAAAAGACAAAAACAAAAATAAGAGAACCACATTCTTTGGGCAATCCGCAGGGGCGCAACAAACCCCTCAACCGGTTGCTCAACCAACAACACCACCTGAACCACCTCAACAAGGTTGACAGGTAATCTTCTCTACCGCTTCAACAGATATAGTAAAGAAGAATGTTTCAAAATCCCTTTCGGGTAAGCCAAAATACTGGCTTGCCACTTGCTTATTGTCAAAGTTGGTCCCATTGTAAGTCGCATGACTCAATGCATTTACGATGGTACTTATAACAAACTCCTCTCGGTTTGATTTGGCATTAACCGCCAAGGTTAAGTTGACTGTTCTGGTTAATACATTCTTTCTACCTCCTGCCGGTTGAGGGTTGGTGGTAGCATTCTCCCTTACCAGGAAAGCAACCAGATCATAGGAATCATCTACTGAGCAGAACTCATTCTCCAAGGATATGTAATTACCTGCGGAGTTCTCCTGAAGACTCTCCACGGCCTCTCCATAGAACTTAATCCGGTGACCATAGAAAGTACCAAGTTCTTCGCAAAGGTTCTGTATAGATGATTCTATGCGGTATGTGGGGTATGTATTCATCTGCTTAAAAATCTTATTGCTTCATCATTGATTACTTTGAGGGTATCCTGTTCTTCTTTGGTTGTCTGGGCAAAGACTGGACCCTGCGCTCCCCTGCTTCCTGATTCCTGAAGGTTTGCCCTCTCTCCCATCTTTGGGGATGTAAAGCCTACTCCCCATGATTGTTGATCTACCGGCAATGGCCTCCATGCCTTGAACATATCCCCAGATAGAGTTAAGTCTCTATGGTTTGTCTGCCTCTTCTTCTTCTCCCTGAACTCCTTATAGCCACCGGGATAAGCCTTTACCTTACCATCACCTCTTAAACCAGAAGGTCTAACAAGGAAATTGGTTGAATAAGAATCCATGGCGGTGCCATCAGACTTTAATCCCTGATTTTGGATTCTCTTCTTTACCTCTCCTGCCGCATCAATCACGGCTAACCTCAATACTTTTGCAGGAACTGAAGCTTCTTTGAAGTTCGCAACTTGTTGCTTAAAGAACTCATTAAAAGTATCATAGACATTATTAGCCATAATTTTTGAAAATTATTTTTGCAGTATTGAAAATGCCTGATAGGTTTGCCAAAAATAACCAAAAAAAAAGTATGATTTTATATCCACAAAGTGCGGAGGTCTATGCCTTCGAATTCACAGGGGTTTTTGTAAACCTCACCATTGATAATCTTGAACCAATCAGGATTGCATTGGAAAGTCTTGATGGGGGTACAATAAACTTCTTTAAGATTTTTGACAGTCAATCCATGCAATCAGATTATTGGTTAATCTATAAGACATTGGATTGCAAGATTGAACTTAGGGTTAAACAAACTCGTGAGGAATACCAGTACCATGTTGACTTCTTTGGAGGTCGGGTGGAATACACTTCCGGCATTTCCTTTAAATTGGAAAACAAGAAATTTGTAATGCCATGAGACTTGGTTCAGATGATATTAACAGGATAATGGTGGAATGGCTATGCAAGATACTTTGCTATTCCCTTTCCGCTATACTATTTGGCCTTCTGGCCGTTAAACTCTGGATGAAGATCAGATGAAATTTGGCTCAGTTTGTTCCGGTATCGAAGCGGCTTCGGTAGCCTGGGAGCCTCTTGGATGGGAGGCACAATGGTTCTCAGAAATTGAACATTTTCCATCCGCAGTATTAAATCACCGATTCCCAACGGTTCCAAACTTGGGAGACATGACTAAAATTCACGAAACACAAGAATTTAATGATTCAACTATCGATCTTCTCGTTGGAGGAACTCCCTGCCAAAGCTTCAGTGTCGCAGGACTTAGAAAAGGACTTGCTGATCCAAGAGGAAACCTCATGCTTACATTTCTTGGATTGGCTGAAAGAAAGAAGCCAAGGTGGCTTGTCTGGGAAAATGTCCCCGGTGTGTTGTCATCGAACGGAGGAAGGGATTTTGCAACCTTCCTCACTGCGTTGGGGGACATCGGGTATGGGTTCGCCTACCGGGTTCTTGACGCTCAATACTTCGGAGTGGCCCAAAGAAGAAGAAGAGTCTTTGTTGTCGGATACCTTGGAGACTGGAGACCTGCCGGAGCGGTATTATTTGAGTCCGAAAGCTTGTCAGGGAATACTAAGAAGAGCAGAGAAAAGAGGAAAGCAACTTCCCCAGATGCTCAAGGAGGCTCTGGAGGCGGTGGCAAATCGACCGGAGTAAACCCAGAAATAATGGCAACCCTTTGCGCCAAGGATAATGAGAAGTGGGGGTGCAATCAATGGGTGAATGAAGGTAAGGCTATTATTGAACCGAAAGCTTCTTGGTGGAACGGAGAACAAACTGCCGCCACATTAACAAAGCAGAATGCCAATGGCGCACAGAGGATGCCTGACAAGGATAACTTTGGTGCGGTGTTAGAACCAAAGGCCCACGCATTCAAAGTGAGAGGAGGCTCAGAGGATAATACCGGTGAGCAAGGTGGTACTCCTGGTAAGAAAGCCGGAAAGGGATACCTTGGGCAGGATGAGAAGGTGTTTACCATTGGTACTACGCAAGATCAACAGATAGCGCAACCAATAGCCTATGAAAATAGACCATCAGATGCAAGGGTTAAACCTATGGGAGAAACTTGTCAAACCCTTACTTCAAGACTTGGAACTGGTGGAGGGAATATACCTTTGGTTCAACAACCAATTCCTTTCGATATTCAATGTGGAAGTAAACGAAAGGATAGACCAGAAGGTGGATTTTATATTCAAGAAAGACCAGACAATGCTCGTACATTGGATACTACTGGAGGTCTTGACCCTTCTTGTAATCAAGGAGGACTTGCTATTGCACAACCTATTGCCGTGGATTGCTACAATCAGACTATTAATGAGAAAACAACTCAAACCATTGGCTCTTCTGCATCAGATGTGAACCATTATGGGGCGGTGTTGCAACCAACAATGGCAATCCGCAGATTGACCCCAAAGGAATGCGAAAGACTTCAGGGATTCCCTGATGATTGGACTCTCATACCCTACCGCAATAAGTCTGCCGACCTATGCCCAGATGGACCAAGGTACAAGGCTTGTGGAAATTCAATGGCAGTACCGGTAATGCGTTGGATAGGGGAAAGGATTCAGATGGTAGAACAATTAATGAAGGAGATGAAATGAAACACCATGATTTTTCCAAGTTTGTCTGCTTTACCAAAGGGGTAATAGAGACAGGCATGGTAGTCAAGTATTCTGATAAGAAACTGGTTCAGGAGTTAAAGATGCACTTCAACCGTTTACTAACCGAATCCCTAAACTTTGAGAAAACCCTGCAAAGGATGTTAGGCAAAGAATGGTCAGAACAGGAAGATGATATTAATACCTCCGTGATTGATATGGTCTGTAAAATCTTTGATATGAATGAAGAGGTCAGGGATAAATTCATTGATCATGTCAACAACTTTAAACCGGATTAACCTCCGGTTTTTTTATTTCATCCCGGCAGTACCATCTGCCACGGCATTATTATAATTCACCTTGCTCTGAGGCCAAATGGTATGCCGACAGTTATACCCACCACAATAACTGAAGATGGTTACCTCATTGGTACCAGGAATCTTTCCCTGCCATGGCCCAAGCTTTCCCCATGATTTAACTTGTTCCTTCGTGTAAGACCTTCCGGCCCTTGCCACACAGAATGGCCTTGAGTCCCCGATGATGGTACCAGAGTAAACATAGTATTCAATATCAAGATCCTCCGATATGGTATTGAGGTATTCCCGATTAAAGGTCATTACAGAATCATTGGTAACCTGAGTAATGTACCTCTGTAGGAATGGTTTCTCTGCTTCGGTGCCTTGGATAAACTGGGTTAATACTTTTCTCAAATCCCTCTTATCCCCTACACCGGCAATGTTAGCCTTGAGTAATTCCCTGATGGCAACTTCAAAGTTGGTTCTAACTCCGGCACCAAGAAGAGCATCCTTCGTAATTTCAACATTGGCTTTCAGGATTGCCTTGTATAAATCCTGCTTCCGGGAATAGTCATCCAGGATTGTACTCATAAAGTCATCAGATAGGTTTGCCAATTCCTTATACCCCTCGGTGATGGCCTGAACCTGGGTTTGATAAAGAGGATTATTAACCAAGGCATCCCCTATCTTTCTTTTCAAGGCAATAATTTCAATCAGGTTTTTTGCTCTATCATCAGGATCTAAGGATAACTCAGATACAAGGTCAATCACCTCATTGGATAACTGCTTAAATACTTCAGGCAAAGCAGATTCCATCTGAGATTCAAGCTTGGCTTGCAAAGCTTCAATGGCCTTGATTATTTTTTCTTGGTTTTTTTCTGCCATTTTTTTGCAGTTAATATTTCTGTTTCTAAGTTTGCAGAAACAATAACCAAAAATATGGAAAACAAGATTAAGACTTACGAAGTATTACTCCGCATTGAGATTGGTCCAGAGGAAGATGATGTAACCATCGAAGATCTCCTGAACTTTCAGGAAGTCGAAGATTGTTTCGATGTTAAGATTAGGGTAATGGCTCAAGCCAGTCCCTACTTTGATACCAAGTTTCTGGATTCAATTGGTCAACTATAAACTACTATCCATAAATGAAGAAGGGGCTTCCGCCCCTTTTTTTATTGACTTTCCTCTCTATCCTCAATCTCAATATAGGGTTGCACTTCCGGCATTATTGGCACAATCCCTGAATTAATCTGGGCAAGCTTTTGGGCCGCTAATCTTTCTACATCTGCCCTCTGCTCAAGGATTGGCTTCTGAAACCACACAGGATTCTCCTGAGTCAATTGAGATACAAAGGCCGGAAGGTTTACCGATAGAATGTAATCCTGCTTGCTACACCCATTGGTTTCTGCCAGTAAAGACTTCTCATTAGAATTCTTGAATGGCAACGGATCAAGCATATTGATAATCTTCAGGTAAGTAAGTTGGGTACTATTCTCACCATAAAGCTTCTCTGTGTAATCCAGTTCAATCCCATGAACGATGATTGGATTGTAATTGTTTGTCCTGGCTACCGATAGCATATCAGAAATCATACCGGCAGTAAGAACATCAAACTCCGTTGGCACCGTGATATCAGGCAGAGCATTCTGCACCTTCTCATCACTCATCATGTTCAAGGCAAAAAGATTGTTATACCTCTGGTACATGATGTGGTAACAGGCCATCTTATAAACCTTTGCCAGATGAACACAAACAGAATAACAGAAGGTGTTTAGTTCCTTCCGATCATACTGCTTTGCAATCCCCGATTGCTCTGCCGGGATTTGCCCAAGAATCTCAAGGCCGATGGCTTTGAATCCCTGAAACTCTTTGTAAATAATATCTTCCTGAAACAACCTTACAGAGTCAACCGGCCTTTCGATATATCCTGCCGGTGGTACAGGCGGTACAAGGGGTGTAGGATTGATTGCAGATACACGGTCAAGGTTTATCTCCATCAAACCAAACGGTGTACTGGAGGCTCTCCCTGAACCTTTACAATCATTGCATCCCATCTTCTCATGCTTACCATTAACTCTCTCCCCGGTGCCATTACAAGTCTTACAGGGAGACATTTTCAATGCCCACTTCTGAGGTAAGGCATGAACGGCAAACATTACATTCAGGTCATCGGTACGGAAGAGAACTTCGTTCCATGCAGGAAGACAAGGCTCCAGAACGGAGTCATAAACCAGATGTCCATCCTCTTCCTCACAAATGATGTTACCGGTTTTGAATACCGGCAGATACATAAAGTTGAAAGGGATTGAAAAAACAATCAGGGGGTTCGGGTCTCTGTATTGCTTTATTTGGCGGAACAATAGGAGACCTTGTTTGGTGATAGCCATAAACTGGTCCCACTTCTTCCCCTGATCATCTTTCCATTGCTCTACCTTAACCAAGGCAAAGTCTTCATTGTCATAAATCAAATCCTCAGATTCGAAAATCTGGGGATATGGTTTGGTGAAGTCAAGTTCAGAAACCTGGTCAGGGTATTTGATGAAGTCTGATACATCCGGGATAACCGCTACAATAGCATTGGCATCTTTAAGATATGTTTTCAGGAATACATTGAAGACCCATGTATCAAGCTTGTAAGTCTTCGGAAGATTGTACCTCACATAATACTCCAAGGTATTAGGTTGGGTATTTACCTTCTCCGCAATCCCGGTTCTTTTGTAATCCGATTCAAACCGGATCTTAAAGTCATCCGATTGTTGGATTTTCTGAAGGAAAGTATAAACCCTTCCGGTACAGATTTTAGTAGGAGATTGCCACCGCTCTCTGCGGTATTGTTTCATCCATGATTCCTCCGATGGATGTTGTGTATTGAGAAGTTTTTCGGGGTAATCATTTTCAAAATGATACTCCAACATTTCTGCCTTTTCTCTGGACTCCTTGATGTACTCAAGTCTGCCCTCCCGGACTTGTTCATCCAGAATTTTTCCAACAATTACCCCGATTAACTCTTCCATTTTTCCTTACTGCTTATGGGCAGTCTTCAACTGTGATTGTAATATCCAAAGTACCGAAAACACAACCGGCCTCATTGCTAACCACGGCAACCAGATTGTATGTATCTGCGACTACCGCAACAGTTGGATCTGTAACGATGTTACCAGTTTCTGGGTCAAGGCTAAGACCGGTTGGTACTTCATCCACTCCATCCTGAAGGGTATAAACAAGAGTCCCTTCAGTTAGTGGATCCTGATAATTAAGTTCAGGGAACCAGTTAGTGGCTACATCTGCGGCAGTAGTAGGGACGCAAGTGAACACGGTTTCAGGAGCAGAATTACTTGCACCGTAGAAAATGAAATACAGACCCTCAAGGAAGGTATCAGTATTGAAATTGTACGGAAGTGGATTAACCTTGGAAATCCAGGTAACTACAACCTCGGCCATCTGGTAAGTATTCAGTTCAGTAGTAATTACCGGATCTCCGATAACAGTTACATAAGAACCTGAAGCATCCCAAATACGGTTAGGAGTAAAGTAGTAGAAGTCATATAACTGACTGGTACTCAGGAAGTTATTATAAAATTCTACGTTAGTCAATGTTACTCCCTGCATGTCCATATAATTCAAAGTATGGGTCTTAGCAAGGGTCTTGGTGTTCTGCATACCACGGCCAGTAGTGGTGGCGGTATCAGGCTTTGGCTTATCACCAGAGGTATTGAAAACAAGATAAGCATCACCATCAAGGTAGGCTTGCATTAATGCATCCATCCATTCTTGGGCATTGCTTTTCTGGAACGGAGTTAGTGCCGCAGATTTCTTTACATAAGCCACGGCAATGATTTTATTCTGGAATTCCGGATCGCAGTTGTAGTTCTGATAACAACCTACGGTCGGACAAATTAGTGATAAAACTGACATTGTTATTTGTTTAACAAGTTAAGCAACTTGAGTTCCTGGGTTGAAAACCCTGTTTGAGTGCCTGAAACTTCATCTGGGACAAAGTCTCAAAAGAGGTCTGGGTGGTGAAGTCTTGAATGGTGGCAACATCAATATCACCTTTTACAAATATTCCCTGATTGTTCCACACTATGTAGGGATGTCTGGTGGCATCAGTCATCGCCAACTGTGTTTCCAAGTCAAAGAAATCAGTATGCAAATCTATGGATAAATCTTGTTTATTCTGAGGTCTCCGATGGACTCCATTGGATTGTCTGTACAAGCTTTCCTCAATCACCGGTTTCTCTCCTCCTCCGTTAAGTCCTATCCTAATCCTTTGCTTCCATTCATTGAAATACTCATATCCTTGGGCAACAGTATTATTGTCAGACCAGAATTCAAGAATGGTGGAGAAGCAGTCTGCTCGGTTAATGTTTATATTATTGCTTAGTGAGTACAAGTAATAACTTGTTCCGCACTCACAGGTTTGCTCTGGGGTTTCCCATAATTCAAAAATGCAACTGGAACCAGATCCATCTGTGTGGCAATTACTCATTGATAGAGTAGTGTCACATGGGACATTGTTTCTGTTCCAAGTCCAAATTATTGCTCCTTCAAGTTCTTGAGCATCCATCCCTGATATATTTTCATTACACCAAGTCACAATGTCCGTGGCGGTTGTGGTATCAGAGATTACATTATAGACCCCAATGTCAGACCCTAACTGCCATTTAATATATGGGGATATGCTTGTATAAACTACTGTATTAATGTAGTCAAGGTAATCAGTCAACCCTGTTCCCTCCAATGTATAGGTAAATTCAAGGTCGCATTCAGATGTTGGATCTGAGTAAAGACCCAACCTATAACATCCATCCTTTACTGCCGGTATGGTACAGGAAGCATATAATTGAGTTAAGTCAACATTATCACAACCTCCTGAAGTTA